TGAAGACTTTTTGATATATTCTAAATGTTATATCAAGGTTTTGATCCGCAGTCCAAGTAGAACCATTCTGTGATTGGAAGAATGAACCACCATATGGTTGTTCAGATATCTGTAGACCAGAAACAATATCTAGTTTACCAATCTCGGCAGTATATGCCTCATATCCATTTGAGTTCGATAGCAATACAAACGAATGTTCTCCAGGCAACATATAGATTGGTGTATCAAACACAAAGTCTGTATATTTTGTTGGGTCATCTAAGTCTGGCGCATCGGTTACATTGACCTTATCTGGTGTTAGTGTAACAGAGCCGTATGGGTATACAACAGTTGAAGATGGGTAACCATTGACTGTAGGTCTTAGTTGCATTGTAACTGGCGCAGAATCATGTTTTGTTTTAAAGCACACACGAATCTTTTCGATGTAAATACCCTGACTGTGTTGTGCAGGTGCAATTAAGAAAGTCTGTGCAAGTGGATCCCACCAACCAGCAACTGGAACATCTTGTGTGCTTGTTGTTGTAGTAACTCTACTATCATTAACTGAAGTTCTTTGAATAATAGGTGTAGTTGTTGATACGATTGTATTTTCAACAGTTTGTAATAGACCTTGTGCAAAGAATGATGCATCACCGTTTGTTGTAGATGACGGAATATCACCACTAGATGTGTTTATTAATCTGAATAGTTTTTCACCAACACGGAATGTAGAAGCGGGAACATTTAAGATACCCACAACATCACCAGACCTTGTTGTTGTTAATCTGCCAATTGAGTAAACAGAAGTTGTGTCTGGAGTTGTAGTCCATGCAGAAGATACTGTTGCGACTCTTGTAGCGGCAACATATGAACTAATTGTTCTTTGTTGACCAGCACCAGTACCACTTACGATAGAAATGATATTACTGTTTGAAGTGTTTGCATAGTAACCTTCATTCAATGCACCAGTCGCATCGATTGACAATGTGACTGTGGATGAGGCTGCAGCATTTACTCTACCAGAATAGTGTTCGTAACCAGAAATTTGTACAGAAGTTCCTGTTGTTGCACCAATTAAGTTTGCACTGGCAACATTGAAAGCACTAGTTGGGTTAATGTTAACAACAAATACAGCATTGTTGGATGTTTTTACAACAACGGCACTACCAATAGAAGCGGCAGTTCCATTATTGTAAATTGAAACTGTTTCTGTGTTTGCAGTCTTTGTGGTATATCCTAATTTATTTTGTGTCAGAATAAATTTGTTTGCTCTGGCAACATAATTCTCTACAGATGTATTATCAAAGAATGGATATAAAACAGTATCGGGTTTAAAATCTGTTGCGGCAAACAATACAGACTTTGCTCTCATGTAAGGAATTACAGACACATCAACAATGCGGTCACCAATAGATTGTGTGATTGTTCCGGTTGTTGCTTGTGTTCTAACACCACTTCTCGCTTCAGCAGCAGTTGTAGTTGTTGTAACTCTAGCAAAGTTTTGTTGAGTTAATCTTCCATCTGTTATGTTTTGTTGTGTGCTGGTTGATCCTGCCCACAGAGTTTGCCAATTGCCCCATTCGATTGCAAATGGAGAGGCATTAGCTGCACCTAAAACAAAGTCCCATGCATCTTTGTCACCATTTAGGTTGACAAGAACATCCGCTTTTCTAGTTGTATCTACCCAAACATCAGATGCTGGGTTCAAAGTTATTTTACCAAGATAGTTAACAACATTGAATGGATTGATGTTGATTGCTCTTGATGCCAAATCTTGCGTTACGAATACTGTATTTGCAGCAGCAACAGTAACGAATGGTCCTGTCTGTAAGTAACCAGAAGAGTTTGAAGAATCAAATGTCAACATTCTTGATGAGATGTTGAATGATGGTCTTAATTCTTGATTTTTTGGATCAATAGATGCTAAATATTCAGTAGAGGTAACATCGGCGACAGAGTGGCCTTTGAAAGCATCAACAATAATGCCATTTTTAAATCTTGGTAAGTTTGTGCTATCAAGAATGGTCAAGTCTTGTTTGTTTACAGCATCTTGTTCAAGTAGTGACAATGATGTGTAGTATTCTAAGTTTTCAAGTCTCTTTTCAATGCCGCCAATGTCTCGCATTGTATAACGGCGATTGTTAATATATTGTACTGAAATGTCGCCAGTATTTGCAACATATGGTGGTTCAGTCAAAATATAAAGATTCATTGCATCGTCTTTATCTTTTGGTTGAATTGGTGTTAATGAAGGAGAACCTTTGAGAACTTCAAATGTTTTGTTTTTGTTCAATACAACTTTATCAACTCTTGGTAAATAGTAAGAGAAGTCAAGTGTAATATCATCACCGTTAGCAGGAATCTTAGGACCAGTCGTTGAAGTATCAACATCAAATGTTGTTGTTACAGTTGTTCCGTCAAGTGCGTTTGTTCCATTTCTTCTAACTGGTCTGTAATCTAAACAATCTCTTAATTTGTATTCTTTACCAGATGTTGGTGAAGTGTATGTTGGTATAGTACCATATGTTGGATAAGAATCAACAGAGAATAGACCAGCACCAGAAGATGAGTATCTATTGTATCTTACAACTAATGGTCCAACTGGTGCTGGGAATCCTGGTTTCAATTTGATTGACGCATGGTCATAGAATGAATCTCTTTGGCCATTATCTAATGTATATCTTGCGGTAACATCTGTGTAACCAGTGTTGGCAATAGTTGGTGAAGTTGCCGTATTAGAATAATCGTATACAGAAACTAATTCGATAACATCAGAAACATACAATGATTGTGCTGTGTCTGGAGTCTTAATGACATTGTTTGCTTGAATTGTAGTTTGACTTGCAGATGAATTTGCAAATACAATCACACCACTAGTATTGATTGTTTCACCACCAGAATTTTGAACGGCAGCTGCCGCAGGGATTAATGTTTTTGATTTTGCTGGACTACCAGATGCTAATGAATAATCAATAGTTGCAATAATGTTGGCGGTCATGTTGTCAGCATCTACAATTGTTATTTTTTTATTTCCTTGATTAACAGTTGTAATCTTATCAGCAGGAACAGTTGAACCTACTGCATATGGTGAAGTTCCGGCCGCAGTAACAACAACTTGATATCTTTCCGCCTTCAATGAAGTAGAAAGAGCACTACTAAGATTTGCATTAGATTCAACACTTAATGCTGGTGATTCTGAACTAACGAATGTTTGTAATTCATACAGTCTCTTATATGAATATGAGAAATCAGCAATTGTGCCTTGAGTAATATATTGTTGACCCAAATCAAAAATTGGAGGTTCAAATGATGCATCAGTTAGATATGCATCTTGATATGTTGATGTTAATGCTTTTGAACGATTGTCAATATCAGCAGAGTTAACTCTTGTTGTTGAAGTGAATGTTGCTAACGATTCAACATCATTGAATTCAAAGTCAATTGCCCAAGTAGATGTATTATTTGGTGTTGTAATAAAGTTTGAAGATAATGTAACTAATTGTGTAGATGCATTAAATGAATTGATAAACTTTGCAGTCTCACCCACACCTGGACCAGCAGTAATTCTTATTTTGGCACCTTTGTAAGCGTCTGTTACAGAAGAGAAAATTTGACCTGCGGTAGTATTACCAATAGAGATGGTGCTTGATGTAGCGGTGTTAACTGTTCCAGTCAATGAACCAATTCTTATATCAAATAAGAATGTCTTATAAGAATAAGTTGCTGAGTTGGATGTGTTTGATGAAGAATCAAATGAAACAGATTTAACTCTTGCAGTACCAATCTTAGTGTTAGTAATTGCAGCGGTTGATGTTAAATTGATAGATGCATTTGGAACACAATGTAAATCTACTGTTGCAAGATTGTTAATTGGCCAAGTGCCATAGTGACCAGTTGTAAAAACAAAGTTACCATAATCAGCAGTTAATTGTTTGTTAACTACTGATTCTGTATTTCTTGGTTTCTCTACTGTAATAATAGATGGAGAAATTGTTTCATACTCATAACCAAAAACATATGCTTTGCCTGGTGACAAAATAATGTCCATGTTTGCAGAATTTGCAGAGTTAGTATCTAACGAAATTTTAAATGGTTTTGTTGTATAGTTGCCAGACTCATCATATGTTCGTCTTGCAAGTGTATCTTCTAATACTGAATAAACTGGAAATGTTGATTTTCTGGTTAAATAACCATTTTCAACACTAGACAAATTAATAAATTGAACTGTGTCAATAGAATCTAAACTTCTTGTTGCTAAATTTAAAACAATTTTAAATCTATCTGCACCAGGAGCTTGATAGTTCGATGCATCTTGTGCTGGATCCAATAGTGAAGTATCTGAAGTTGGAACAACAACTGATTCTGTAATTTCAAAACCAATTCTTACATTTGCAGTTGTATTGCTGTACTTTGAAGTCGCAATAGTTTGTGCATCATTCTTAATGAACAAACCTTCGTAATAAAATACACCTTCAGTAACAGAGAAAATTTGACCTGTGCCTACACCAGAAGAAGAGATGTTTGCAAAAACTGGAGATGTTTGATTTGTTTTAACTGATTCAGAAGAAGTAAATGCATCACCATATAATTGTTTTACCATCAAGGTTGCTGGATCACCAGTGCCTTCATCGGCAGGATAAACTTTAATTACTTCTGCTCTTTTTGATTCGTCTACTGAAAGAATTGTTTGACCAATAAAACTATTTGCAGTAATGTTTGTGCCAGAATAAGCGGCATCTAATTTTATGTAAGTACAATCTTGTAAAAATGTTTGCCCACCAGTAACTACAGAACCATTTTGAAATACATGATTACCAAATCTTTCGACTTGTTTTTGTAGAATAGTTTGGAGTTGAGTTAGTTCTCTAGCCTGAACAGCATAACCTGGCTTAAACAACATTCTGAGGAATTTTTTATCCTCATCGAAATCATCATAATATGGATTTACATTAAAATTTGTATTCAGAGACATGAACTATTTTTTCCTCTAAAATCTAATGACAAACTTGAGACTCTCAGCTTGTCCTTCAGTTCTTTGTGTTTTTGTGATATTTTCAACATATAAAACATCGCCTGTAAATGGTTCGAATTCTGGTGAAGCGGCAGTAACAACTGTTCGTCCTGTCGGATTAGTTGCAGTACCTTTCAACGGTGAACCAATAGCAATAGTTCCTTTTACTTTTATTAATCTAATTTCGTTTGATGTTTGAGCATGAACATAACCACTAAATGTAGAATCACTAGATGAAATGCCTTGATATACGAACTCATTTAAGTTATATAGACTGCCCGCAATGAGTGATATATTAGTCGTTTGTGAAATTACAGTATTAGAAGTTGTATTATTTGCTTGTAATGTTTGACCATATTTATACGGGTCTCTCAGTAATCCGTACTGCCTGAAAGAAGTATCGGTGGAAATAACACCACCCTCAGTAGCATCAACTTCACCAACTCTCATAGAAATCATCACATTTGATCCACCCAATTGTTTTGCAGAATTGAATCCGTGACCAAATTTAGGTGCAAGAATTGCTCTTGCAGTTGCAGCTGTTCCTGTGCCAAAAAATGAAATATTTGCCGTATTATAATTCTTACCATAGGTAGTTAGTACAACCTCAGAGATTTGATTACCAGTCAATACTGGTACTGCAATAGCTGAAGTTCCGTCACCATCAATGTATATTCTAGTTGAAGTTGCAATTAAATTATTTACACCACCGCCAGTTGCTGTTGTTGAGGTTGATATTGTAATTTTAGAATTTGTAGTGTCTACTGTTCTGATAAATGCACCGCCACCAATTCCTGTTCCGGAAATGGACATATTTGCGGCTAAATTTGTTGTATTCGCAACAGTAAGAATCGTACAGCCAGTAACGAATGATGTAACAAAAATGTTACTATGCACATAACCACTACCACCAGTTACTAACTTTATATTAGTCAACTCTCCATCAACGGCAATAAGACTAGTGGTATCGTAATCTAATTTTGCAGTAGATGTAGGAACTGGAATCCAATTGTTTGATAAAAACTTGTTTGTCGGTTTGATATTGTACAAATACTTCCAAAGGTAACCATCAGCAGTTTGAATATTACCATTTGCACTTAAATTTTTACCACTTGGTTCTACAGTAGATTTTACTGGATAGTTATTAGACAAACACAAGTAAACATCTCTTGTTGAAGTCATCACATAAATTGGTTTTAAATTTTGTGTTGTATTTGAAGATATTAATTCTGACAATTGAATAGTGTCATCATATTCTCTGTAACTTGTATTGCCTGTCCATTCAACTCTCGGAACAACTAACTCAACATCATTACCTGTAACTTTTTTGGCCGCAAACATATTTTGCCAAATATCTTTTTCATCATATACAGTATCAGAAATTTCATCTGGCGTATCTTCGTTTGTGTATCCAATGCTGTTACCCAAGAACACATAACCAATCGTTGTTGGTTCTGGTTCATAGAATGACTCTTTGAACTGTTCAGCGTTATTGAACGCTAATTTCTTTGAAGTATAAGAATTCGACATAGTGTTTTATTTATCTGTCATTTTAAAATGGATTATGTGAACCAATCTAACTCAAAAGTTTTGGATATAGAATTTGACGGCAACGACACCTGGCGTATTACAACTGTGAACGCAGGAACATCTTCTATTCCTGATAATGCATTTACTGTTAATAGTATATTTGAGCCCAGATTGTAAAAAGCAGAAGTGTTCCCGAGCGTGATTGCTGATTGAGAACCCGAAGGTCCCACCAAAACTGTACTAGAACCTGGACCAGGTGAAAGTGTCCAAGTGACTCGGGTTTCAAAGTTTGATCCAGTTGGCGAGCCTGTGTACCAAGCAGTTGGTCCGCCACCAATGCCACCATCAGAAGTAATTGTACCTGCGCTGTTTAGATTTAATGTGATACTTGATGCGTTTCGAAACCAAAATCCAGCATTGGCATTGTTAAACGCAAGATTTGTGTCGGGTCCACCAATAGAAGTCCTAACATTACCAGCCATCATGGCCATCATACCACTCATAGTGGAGAAACTCCTGTACCGTTAACGAACCAAGTGTTTGCAGAGACATGAACAAGAGTTGCCATGCCATATGTTGTTACATTACGACCAGCAGATGTTGTATTGCCTGCCAAGAACAATGATACTCCAGTATTTGGTGTGATAGTCACATTCGCACTTAAAGATGTTCTGGATATAATAGCGATTGATGCACCAATAGGGAACGCCACATTTGATGTTGTTGGAATATAAACAATATTATTTGTTGATACATTATAGTATAAGTGTTTGCCTTGGTCTGCAAGCGTGATTACATAATTTGATGACAGATTATTCTGTGGCATACTCATGTAACCAACAGCATTTGCAGACACATTTCCTGCAGCAGCATCACCAGTAATTGTTCCACCAGTTGAAATTATTAAATTACCAGATGTGACATTAGAAGAAACTGTCAATGAAGTTAATGTGCCAACTGAAGATAAGTTGGAACCAGTAACAGTTCCAGCGAGTGTAGTGCCACTTAAAGTGTTTGCATTTGCGTTGTTTGCAGTATTAAATGCAGCCTGTGCAGTTGATGCTGCGGCAGTTGCGGTGTTTTGTGCGGTGTTTGCTTGTGCATATGCATTAGTGCCAGTTGTTGTCGCAGTATTTGCTTGGTCGAAGGCAGCATTTGCTTTTGTGAACGCACCATCTGCCTGATTGTCATAACTAATTGCTTGTCCTGCTAATACAAGTGCAGTATTCGCAGTATCAAATGCAGAATTTGTTTTTGTGAATATTGAAGTTGCTATTGATGCATTTGTATTTGCAGTTGCATATGCAGAGTAGGCATAAGTGTTAACTGTATTTGCAAAATCATAAGAAGATTGTGCAATCGTAGTTGCAGTATTTGCCTGATTGTAACCAGAGACAGCGGTATTTGCTTGGTCAAATGCTTGTTGTGCTAAAACATTCGCAGAGTTTGCCTTAGAGAAAGCAGCATTGGCATAAGTGCCAGCATTAATTGCATTTGTGTTTGCCGTATTTGCTTGTGCGAAAGCAGGTGTCGCAATGTTTGCTTGAGTAAATGCGGCTTGTGCAACAGTATTGGCTGCATTGGCAGTTACTTGTGAGTTGTTTGCAGTTAACCAAGAAAGTGATGCAGTTGAAACGGCAGTATTGGCAGCATCATAAGCTGCATTAGCGTGTGCGAAAGCAGAATTAGCAGTATTTCTGGATGCAGTAACAAACGCATCATTTAATGTGATTGAAATTGTATTTGCATAATTATATGCGTTTTGTGCAAGTACATTAGCACTATTTGCTTTATCAAAAGCGGCTAATGCGGAAACATTTGCACTATTGGCAGTTGTGTTTCCAGTATTCGCTTGATTGAAAGCGGCTTGTGCAAGTACATTCGCAGAGTTTGCTTTATCGAAACCAACTTGGTCGTATGTTGCATTAGCAAAACCTGTAATTGCAGTATTACTGATTGAACTAATTCTACCATTTGCTTCTACTGTAAATACAGGAACAAAAATTGAATTGCCGTGAGAACCAGTATTAACAACTGTAATGAATGTATTATCAGTATTTGCTTTATCGAAGGCGGCTTGTGCAATGACATTCGCACTATTTGCTTTGTCGAAAGCATTATTTGCATGTAAGAATGCTGCGGTAACAGTTGCGGCACCTAGTGTGTTGGCGGCATCAAACGCTTGTTGTGCAAGCACATTGGCACTATTTGCTTTGTCGAAAGCACCATTTGCATGACCAAAAGATGAAGTTGCATAAGTCGCATTAGCAAAACCACCAATTGCAATATTAGAGATTGCACTAATTCTACCATTCGCAGCAACAGTAATAACAGGCACAAAAGTCGCATTACCATGTGTACCAGTTGTGATTGTGATAAAAGTGTTATCAGTATTTGCTTGGTCAAATGCTTGTTGTGCTAAAACATTAGCAGAGTTAGCTTTATCCCATCCAGCCTGAGCAATTACATTCGCAGAATTTGCTTTGTCATATGCACCTTGTGCAATAACATTGGCAGAGTTAGCCTTGTTGAAAGCACTATTCGCTTGAACAAAAGCAACGGGACCAATGTTGTCTACAAACAAATCAAGATTCTGTAGACTCAATTGTTTTGTTGTAAATGTTCCGCTACTCTTATCAACAACAACAAACGCAGTATTAGATGCATTTGCAGTAGGCGTTGTTAACTCTGGTAAGAGTGAAATCTTTGTTGTGGTTGTCATTTTTTTATTCTTATCCCTATGATTCTACTGTAATAACTAGTCCGTCTTCTGTGCTGAATTCTAATGAACCCTCAGTTGAAACAGCGTTGTAAGCAGTGTTTACAACAACAATATCCTGAATGTTTGCTGTATATGTAAAGGCACTAGTAACAGATAAATTCGTATTACTTATGATACTGTTGATGACCCTTATCTCTGAGTTTACTGCAATGTAAGCACCAAGTGTTATAAAACCAAGACTGTTTGCGACATTAAATTTTGTGTTGATGCCTGTTACATAAATGCTTGAATTTGCAACATTTACTTTACCAGATAGTGTTTTAATGGTTTCTGGATAAACTAATGTATCTATTGTTGCTTCAGATGAATCTAGTACATCCAATCTTCGCATTTCTGAATACACTTGGAATCCAGCTGGATGCATTAATTCTTTGAATATTTTCTTATATTTAGAGAACTCCACAGTAGAGGATAACAAATATGAGTAATCCATGTAATAATTTCTACCTTGAATTTTTCTATCTGAAGAAGACAAAATACTGTCTGAAGTAGTCCATCTTCCTGGAAATGATTCATAAGTTTGTGACAATGTTGCGTTTGCAGTTGCAGTTCCGTCACCAAACAATGTTAAGTCAACTTGTGGAGTTGAGGTGAATCCTTCACCTGGATCGGTAATTGTTACTTCTTCAATTTCACCTGGTCTCTTTGTACCAGATGCAATTAGATTTTCACCATCACCCAAGATACCAATCACTCTCACAATTGCACCACCGCCAGTTGCAGAACTAACTGTAACTGTTGGTATTTTATCTTGTGTATATCCTTGACCACCAATTAAGTTAGTGTCCCATTTTCTGACTGCTTTTGCAGTTTTGATTTCTGAGAATGTTGTATTAACATTTAATGAAGTATCAGATGCAATAGAAATTACTCTCTTTGTTTCATTGCCAATCATAATTCTATCACCAACAATTAACTCACTTGTGAACAATGTTCCACTACCTGCAACCATAACATTTGATACTGAAGTTACACTTGCATTTCCTGTAATCTTCGATGGCACAAATGCAACATTCGTAACTGCACCAATTGGTGATACATTGATAACTTCTGCGGCCGCACCAGTGCCAAATGACATTGGTTTTGATGTGAAGATTAATTCATCACCTTTCACATATCCTGAACCACCATTATCAATAACTAATTTACCTAAAGAACCATAAGTGTCGATATAAACTGTTGTTGGGTTTATAGTGTTTGCAGTCAATGGTGAAATTGTCAAAGTTGCTGGTTCTGCATTTAATGTTGGTACTGTAGCAACAACTGCGTTTGCAGTAAGAATAGAAATCGTTGCAATCTCACCAATTGAAGTGTAAGATGCATTTGACATTGCTCTCACAATTGGAGTACTAATGTAAGTATTTCCTGTTGTTGATGTATTACCAGGAAATCCCCAATTTGTTGCAGACAATAATGTATTTGCAGGATCAACATCAGAGATAACATCAGAGAACACTAAGAATGTATTTGCTGTATTTTTCGTTGATGTTTGTACCGATGCAATACCAAAATTTAATTCTGTTGTTTCATATCCAACAGCCGCAATTCTTGATGCTGTTTTAAATCCTGAACCACCTTCGTCAATTGTAACTTTAGTGATTGTGCCTTTAAATGTTTTTGATACAATTGCAGTTGCAGGTATCGTTGATACATCAGATGCCACAATAACTGGATCACCAACATTATAACTTGAACCACCATCAATAATATTAATTCTTAATAGTGATGAAATTGTTGTGAAAGAAACATTTATTAAATTATCATCTGGACCAAAAACATTAGTTGTTACACCTTCACCAATAGTGAATTCACCAAGTAATGTCTTTGGGTTAACATACAATTCTAAAACTGTTTTATTGTTAACGACACTCTTAGAAACTTTTTCTACTGTTGCGGTTGCATTAGACCTAACACCTGTAATTCTTCTATTAGCAAAAATTGCCTTATCTAAAGTTTCGGCATATCCAACTTTAATTACTGCATTATTCGCAGGCGCAGTATTGAAAACTAATTTTTGTGATTCTTTTCTAATGCCGTAGCCAGTTGTCTGTAAAACATTATTCACATAGACGGACACCTCACTAAAACCTAATTTACCTAGAATGTAGAAAGTTTTATTTGTTCCATTACCAGTATAGTTTGAGTAAATTTCAGTTGATACTTTTACTGCGTTTTCAACTTCCCATCTACCATCAGATGCTCTGAGAACATTGTTTTTTGGATAATTAATTTCAAGTTCACCACCAAACAACATTCTGAATAGTAACTTGAATGACTTCTCAGAACCTTTTGATAGATAAAGTGGCAATACATTTTTAATCAATAGCGCTTTGTCTATTGTTGTATCTTTTGGTAAAAATGTAGCATATGAATTTAAAAACTGTTGTTCAAATTCTTCAATAGAATCATCAACATCAGAAATGTATTTTAATTCTTTTGATTTGGTAGTTAAATCATTTTTTTGAGTACCTTGTTTGTTTTCCAAGAACTCATAATACGCTTCTAAGAATGAAATGAAAACAGGATACTCTTCCCGAACGAATTCAGGAACTTGTTTGTTGATTAACAGCGATACTTTATTGTCAGTCATTACACTTCAGATAATTCAGTAGTTATGGAAGCCGGATCATCCACATCAATTGTAATGATGGTATCTTTTGAAGAAGTAATAATACCTCTTTCAGATTCAACATCGATTCTCATCAAGTTGTCTGGTGTTGAAATTGAATTTACATTTAAATCATTCAATGTGATTAAACCGGATGCATAGTTAATTGTTCCGGCTTCTGCATTAATAATTTTCTTTTCTGCATTTTCATCATAGTAAAATGTTCTGAGTGTACCAAATCTACCATCAAGAATTGCAATTGCAGATGCACCATATCCACCGCCGCCTGAGATTGATACTAATGCTCGGGTGTAATTAATACCTCTATTGGATATTACAATGTTTGTTATCTTACCATTTGTAAGAACAGCAGTTGCAATCGCACCAACACCATCACCAGTAATAGTGACTGTTGGTTCAGATGTGTATCCTGTACCAGCATTTGTTACTTGAATTTCAGAAACGCCAGTAAATGATTCTGGTGTTTCTTCTATTTGTGCCGTTCTTAAAACACCAACTGTATCAAATATGGTAAATTGAGAACTCGTTAACTTGTTGGTTGAAGTGCCTCTGTGCAACAATGCGTTATAGTCAACTTCATAAGTTGTTGATTGTCCCAATTTTAATGCAAATCGTTTTTCTAATCTTAAAAGTGTTTCTGAACCGGCAATCGTGTTAGTATCAACACCATCAATTACATCTTGTAATTTAGAAAGAATAAAAGTTGCATTGAATTTATTCAAATTAGTGTTTGAATAGTTGATAATTGAATTTCTAATTGCCGTTGTAATTGCATTGACTGAACTAGTAGTTTTTGATTTATCATACTTAACTGTATTTTTAACCAATAGATACAAAAATTGTGCATCTCTAATTTCTGAACTTACGGCAACAATCGCTTTTGGTTTAATAATTTCGTCAATAATTCTTTGTTTTTCTGTCTCTGAGATAAAGTAATTTGTTTTTGGTTTTAATGCAATATAAACTTTACCGTATGATGGTGGAGTTTCATCTTCACCACCCCATACGGATAGTGAATCAACATTTGGATAGTTCTTCTTTATATAAGATTCATAATCTTTAAATGTTACCAATCTGTTTTGTGAAGAGAACTGTGATGCGGCACTAAATTTAATCTCATCAATAGATTCTCTATCAGAACCACCTGCGGCTGAAGTGTTTGTTGTGATTGCAATATTTGTTAATCCATTAATTGATCCGTTTGGAACAAAAGCGTTTGCTTTATTTGCAGCGGTGCCTTTTGTTATCAAATAACTAACAGTAATTACTGCACCATCCTCTAATGCTTTTCCTATAGTTCCATCACTAAAATAAATTTTATAATTTCCATTCTTATCTTCTTGTAAGAAAAAGACAGAAGAATCAACAGTAACATCCAAAATATCTGTTGCTAAATTATAAACTTCAGTAAATGTATTACCTGCATTTGGTGATACTGCAACTTTAATTGTGCTTGTATCAATTCCGTCATCGGGTAAAATAAATGTTGTTTTTGGATTTGAATTTTTATTATAAGTGAATTGATATGTGTTTAACCCGCCCTCATAAATTTGTAAATTTTCAAAATAAAATGTTGTGCCAGATTTTGTCGCAACTGCATCTTCCAATAAAGTGAAATTATATGAAGCGCTATCGACTAAAGATGAACTAAAAGAAAATCCTCTTGGTATAGTAATTATATCTGGTGTTGTATTTCCACTTTCAACAGTAACATTAATTGTTGCCATTGGAGAAGTAGTTGAATATGGTATGTAACCTAAAGTTTTTGCATGTGAAACAACAGAGTCTCTTAAAATGGCAGTATCTAAAAATGCCTCATTTGCAACCATATTCAAGTAATATGAATTGTAATGAGTATTGTAGGCAAGAATATCCAACAAAACAGAAAGACCTGAACCTTCAAAATCATAGTCTTGAAATGTGTTTTGTTGTTTTAGATAAGTCTTTAGGTTTTGTTTGATTTGGTCAAAATCAAGGTCTGAAATTTGTAAACGAGCGTTGGCCATTTTTATCTAATCCGTTCTAGGAAAAAATTAATTGTTATCGGACTTGTTTTATTAGCAACATAAAATTCCATATAAACTTTGAATCCATTATTGTCATAATCTGGAGAAACAGCAAGTTTAGATATTTTCGCTCTGGACTCATAATTTTTAATAGTCTGTTCAATTTCTTTTTCTAATGTTGTTGCTGTAATAGTATCCATGTTCTCAAACAAAAGACGGCGCACATTACTACCAATATTTGGTTGAAATGGTCTTTCGTAGTGATTCGTCAAAATAAGATTTTTAATAGAGTTAACAATCGCCACCTCATTAGTGTAGCGATTGATATCTTTTTTAACTGGATGTATAGTGAAATTCAAGTCTAAATCACTAGATCCAGTAGTTATATTTGTGGTTACGGTTGCCATCTTCTATTTATGAGTTAAGCCTGGTCAAAAGCTTGCTTGTTCCTGTGTAATCATTAACTAAAGTTGTTTCAGATTCACCCATATCTGAGAACTGTCTTACTGTTTTGTAATCATTTACCATAGTTTTCATATTAGTAAAAAATGTCTCATCATGCGTTCTTCTAGTATCAAAAAATGTAATCATTGCGTTGATTCCAGTATTGATTGTATTAGCTTGTGTTGCGGTCAATGTAGATTTGATATTTGGACTTGAAAAATAGATACTTGAATTTACTGTAGTTTTATATGTTGTCAAAGTGTTGGAATATGTATTAGCTTCTGGTCCAGTAAACAAACTGGTCAGAGAACCATTCATAATTGCTGTATTACTAATACCATCAGTTTGGTAAATAATATACATTAAACTTCGTGCATAACCCTTAACTGTATCTTTAAATGGTTTTGTAGTTGCAATAGTAGAACCAGCTTCTGTAATAAAATCGGCATATGAAGTCACACCAGAAACTCTATCTGTATGGTCTTTAAAAGCAGTCATTGTTGAAATCAAATTATTAGCTGCATTTGCAACATTTGCCATTGTAGAATCCACACCAACATTATCATAAATTTCAATAGTGCTTTTTAGATTCATGATTAAGTTTGCAGTTACAGCAATAGTGGTTGATATTGTACCTAAAGGATTTTGATTGTATCCACTAACATTGCTATCTGAAATATCTTGTGTTTGCCAATCTTCAATTAATGATGGAATAGCATCTAAATGTGCTTTTGTGTTTGCAGAAAATTCAACTATGTCACCATGTGGGTCACTATAATTATATCCTAATTTTTGAAATAATGTAGCCATAATATATCCTTAAATCATTGATGGAATTGGGAATCCAGACGGACCTTTTGGTGTTGGATGAAAATGTATATCGTACATGAATGTGTTAATGTAATCAGTCATTAAAATCGCAGAAGATATTCCTATACTTGCATATCCAATATTAGTTTTCAAAAAGTTACCAGTCGGTGCAGTAACAGAACCTAACGCTGTTATTGAACCAATAATATCAATACATCCAGGACTTGCAACTGGTGTGAGTGGTGTTGGTCTACCTAAACTCAAGCCACCAAGTGTGGATGTGAAACCAAATGGACCAGCATAAACACCCATGCCGGCATTAACTCTGGATTCTGCGGTGAGTGAATCACATGTGATAGAGCCACTAATATACAAATCTGAAACTAAATCTAAACTTTGTCCAGATGATAATATTAATGAACCACCAAATTTTTCATTTGCACCAATATCAACATCAGCATCACCTTGAATTGAAATGTCTTTGACACCTCTTACATTCATCTTACCTTTAACTGCAAGATTATAATCACCATTAACCTCTTGGTTAAAATCGCCATCAACTTGCATACTACAGTTACCCTTAACTATAATATTACAAGCACCAGAAACATAAACATTCTTTTTACCTATTGTGATATCAAAATTTTCACCAAATACTTTTACAACTTGGTCACCATTTGGATGCATCTCGATAAAGTTTTTAGACTTACCATGTTGTAAACGAACCCTTTCTCTACCAGGAGTATCATCCAATTGAAGAGAATGTCCGGACTCACTATCAAATATTTGATTATGTGGATATAATGGTGGATGGTCTGGATCCGCAGGCGAAGCTGGCTCAGTAAATAAAACTGTTGATGGGTTCGATGCTAACGCTGCAGTTATTGTTGCATATGCCTTATCGTAATCACTATTTGTTGCCATAATATTTCCTAAGGTGTAGAGTTCTTCAAAAAGTCTGGATCAGCAGGAACTTCCAATGCAGCCGGAATTGTACCTGAATATGCAGTAATTGTCGCATTTGCAGCTGTAATATCCGATTCACTAACTGGTGCCAACAAACCTACTGTAGCAGAAGCTGCAATTCCAACTGATAATGCAACAACTGTTGTTGATGCTTTTAATAAATCACTAGCGGCACCAGCAGCTTCTTTTATTGCATCTGTCAATTCCGTAAAATCTTTTCCAGAATCAGCAAATGGAACTTCTGCCGAAGTTTCTGCCCATGCATCAACAAAAGCACTCACTATACTTTTTAACAATTTTGTCAAACATTGTTGTAACAATGCAAGTAATTTTGCTGGTAAACTTAAAATCCATTGTATCAATGCTCTGATTTTAACTAATACCGCTAAAACATATTTTTGAAATTCGATAATTGGTGTAATATACAGTCTAATAAAAGTTTTAATTTCTTGTGCTGTCTTTTTCAAATAATTAATGACTTGAGAAAAAGAACCAGACGCATCAGTAAAACCCATGAGCTGTTGTATCTTTCTAATACCTTCTCTAATCCATTTTGCAATCGCTTTTAAGAATTTTTTTAATCCAATAGATTTTACCAAATCGTTTACAAAATCACAAGAGTGTACTAAATTTTTATTTGTTGTTGCAATACTACCAGAAACATCACCCCTAGCTGCAGGTGTTGATGGATAACTTGGACCACCAATAATAGGACCATCAGCCTTTGTTGATGGTGATATATTATTGCCTGTGCTTAATGCTGGTTGTGGAATCATTTATTTTTCTCCAAATGATATAGTCTTAAAATGCCGTCTAAAGATTCTCTATAACAACAATCAAGTTCAGCGTGTTCTTTATCCAACACAATATCACTATGACAATGGCAATCAAGGTCATCTATTTTTTTTATGAATTCTTCTTTTGTTATCATGCCAGCAAGATATTGTTTATGTGCTATAGTTGCTTTTGCTGTTAGTGTATGTAAATTTTGTAATTGTTTGCTCATGTCACTTTCATTCCAGGTAAAATACCCATCATTACAGGTTGTTGTGCATTTTCTCCATCCAAAAAGAAACCAACAACCCACTCTCCTAATTGTGGTGCAGAAAACATTCTTGTTGAATTAAGTGGATACATTGGATGAGCCCAAGGTAAATCTTCTGTAGGAACTTTTAGTTTATTTGAAGCATGCCAACCAAATATTCTGACTTGACACCTACCAATCGCCAATGGGTCAACTCTATTTTCAATTGCGCCAACCCACCAGATGAATCCGTCTTTTCCAGCAAAATTTGTATTTTCCATTATCTGTATTTAGACTGCTGTAAAGAACTGTCAGATGCAATGACAAGTCCATTATTTGTTGAATCTGTCGCTAGTTCACAAAAAGTTTCATGTTTATCCGGCTTAATCATGTGTCTAGTTGCAACAACCAAATATTTACCAGCAAAAGATTTATCACTACCCTCAGTCCTATCACTATTCAAAGAAAAAGAATGTGGTTGAACATTTAAAATAAAACCGGAACTTATTAAAAAGTTTCCAGGCAAACTAATGTTCATTTTTCTCTGTAATAGATTATGCAATATTGCTTTTCTTTGCGGAATATATTTGTGTGTTTCATCTATCAATAATGATTTATTACTGTCATTTGATTTAACATAAGCCTGAGAGTTTCTATACAATTGAAATGGATATAAAGCCACTTTTGAAAATGGCATTAAACCAGCATCTTTACCCTCTCTATTTGTAGAAATATAAACATTTGGTTTTTTATTTAAATGTGTTGATTTATAATGATTGTTTATTCCCAAATCAGATTCAACTAATGTTCTCGTTAAAATATCAAAACCAATAAAACGATTTGCAAAATATCCATTTTTTGTATTTTCTAAAATATCAAATGAGGTCGACATGTTATAATCTCTTACACCCAAAACTTCATCTTTTACCGAATCTGTTAAATTTTTAGGTGTAAAGTTGATTGATAGTAGTGGTTTCTTATTAAACAATTCCGTCAATGATACAAAATTAAAACCAATATGATTTTCAAAAAACAAATAGTCTGCTAAATCATTTATACTAACAGCTCGTTTCGTTAACCAAATCATCGTATCAATTGGTGACAATAAAGGCACTACAACATTATGAATGCCTTTTGTTTTTTCAATTATTCCTATTTTATTTTTTGGAACTTTTAAATAATCAACAAGAACAGAAGCTGCAATATTTGAATATACACCAGTGTATGATTGTGTAACTTTTTGTTGTTCTGAATAAACCATCTCTTCAGAAACAAAATGTAAAATATAAGCTTCTGTTGTTTGATTTATGCTTGTTCTATCTGTTTGTTTAAATATTCTAAAAGTTTTTGATATGTTTGTACCAGAAGTTTCAGTATCTTTAGAAATATCAATATCAATAAATTCACTGCCATCAAATAAAAGTTTTCTTGAGAGACCCACAGAATCTTTTAACAAAATATTACCAGACATACAAGGTGTCAATACACTATCAAAAATATTCAATTCTTCAAAAATAGAATCTACACCAAAAGAACCAAATTTAGAATTAATTGCAAGTCTGTTTATTTTAAACTGAGTTGACTGTTTAATTGAAATAGACATTAGTTAATTACATTTCTAAATTCAGATTCGACAGAGGGAACAAATTCCGGTTTCAAAAGTTTAATTTTTCGTTTAGTTTCATTTAATTCGATTTCATAATCATAATACGATTGTGTATTTTTTGAAGTAGCAATAGTAATTACATATCCGTCTGCCAATGTAACATTAGAAGAAGAGCTGGTAATATTGGCATAAGTGTTTGCATCAACTTCTATTTTATTTACGGTAATTGTATTTGTGCTTATTGTTGTTCTTGTTTCTATTTTATAATATGCATGGGTGTGTGATTCTGCCCAACTTGAACCAGATTGGCCAACATTTGCATTTGCACTATATTTGTCATCGATAAAAGAGATGAGTGTTCTATAATCCATTGGCCAATCAAATTGTGGATCAGTAATATCATTAAACAATAAAACAATCCAATGTCTTTCTGGATCTTTATAAAATTTTGAAGCTATAATTTCTGGTGTATCACTATCTTGTATATCATACTCATAGGAAACTGAGGTATTATCTTTAAATGATTTTTCAAAAGTAAATCTTGAAATTATATTTAAGACAGATTGTGCGGTTTTTAAGTCCGCAGTATATAATGTTTTTGGAAAATAACTAAAATATTTTGACATAATTAATCACCCTCAATTTCAGCCGCACGATATAGTGATCCATTTTTAAATGTATTACCTAAAGTGTCTTTAGTAAACTCTTCTATAGAATCGTCTCCGTATCCAGTTCCGGATCTTGCCATTGTTGGAGTACCCTTAATTGAAGCCTTTGTAACAATTTCAGTTTCTTTGAATTGTAGCGAAAGACGAATTGAAACAGGCATACCAGTTCCACCAAGTGTCGCACTTTGACCAGGAACTTCATATGCAGAAAATCCATTTGGTGCATAATCGATTGTTAAATTTTCTAAAACACAAGTGGATATTTTTGGTATATTTGGATTTTCTTGGCCACTATAATAAAAAGTGATATCAAACTCTGAAGGTGGAATCATAAAAAATCCACCAGTTCCACCCTGTGCAACTTCTGGTGCTTGATGAAATCTCAACTCTTTAATTATGTTTTGAACTTCTTTAGACTCTGCTTCTGACCTTGGATAAAATTGAAAATCAAATCTGAATGTTCTAAAATCTGGAGAAGAATATAAAACTTCAAGCATTGGATTTTGAACAACACCAAAGGCCTGTGAGAAAGCAACTTGTGCTAAACCACCAGCAGTTTTTGACAACATACTTGCAATGAACGGTGAGACATTTCTAGCAAATTGAGCACCCTTTTGTTCAGGCGTCATATTTCCATTCTTATATAAATCTACAGTAGACGGTGCTAATGAAGCAGCTGCAGCAAATAAACTTCCACCAGATTCAATTTTATTGTAGCCCTGATGATGGTCAAAAACTAAAGTATCTGGCATATAAAGTGCTATAGTAGTGGTGATTCTTTTCTCTGCCCTAATACTGCCGTTTTGTAATCTGTCACCAATTTCACCTAAAATATTAAAAGATGAAGAAGCGGCACCAACAACAGCACCACCAATAGTAGTTGATTTTAATGAATTGATTCCGGAACTTATTCCCGAAATATTTAATATTTGACTGCCTAAATAAGAACCGAAAGAGCCTGCCTCCTTAATACCAGAACCAACAGTTTGTAAAATATTTACAGCACCAGCTGCAGAACTTCCCAAGTTTAAATTATTGAGAATTGCTGTTGGTGTTCCATTTGTTCCTATTCCTGGATAACTTGTCAATCTTTGCTCGTTAATGTTGATGAGCATATAATGACCTTTATCGGACGCTGATAAGTCTGACGGGTACCTATAAGTACCCATA